CTGGTGGAAAGATGGCAGCCTTCGGCAAAAAGGCAACCACAGCTGTTGCAGCCGTTGGTGTCGCTATGGTCGCTTACGGTGTTGACAAAGCGCTTCAATACACCGAAGCACTTGACAAGATTCAAAACCAAGCCGGTGCATCTGCTTCTGAAATTGACTACCTAAAAGGTGTCATTCTTAACGTATCTAATCAAACCGCTATTTCTTCGGATCAGATTTCTAACGCATTCTTGCAAGTTGAGAAGGCTGGTATCAGAGGCAAGGATGCTTACAACCTTGTAGATAACGCTGCTAAAGCCGCAGCAATCACAGGTGGCGACGTTGCTTCAATAGCAACCACAATCGTTGCAGCTCAAGCGTTGCAAATTACCAAAGGTGAAAGTGTTGCACAAGTAACAGCAACACTTGTTAAGGCAAACCAGAATCACATTGGATCACTAGACAATTTGGTTTCTCTTCTTAAAGGCCGAGTTGGTGGCGCATTAGCAGCCTACGGCATTAACCTGGGAGAAGCCGCAGCGGTTACTGACGTTGCTTCTAAGGCTGGTTATACCAACTCTCGAAGCATGACCACTCTTGCAACTGGTCTTGGCAAAGTAGAAAACCCAACTAAGGCTTCCGCAAAAGCAATGGCAGCGCTTGGTCTTAATTCTGAAGAGTTGGCAACGACAGCACGTCACCCTGGAACTGGTCTTATTGACGTTCTTAAAGCACTAGAAGATCAATCTAAAAAAACTGGTGTTCCGTTAGAAAAACTTGTTACGGCTACATTCGGTGCAGGGTCAGTAGGACTTGTCTCGGCTTTGGCCAAACAACTTCCTGCATTGCAAGCTCTAAATACATCGTTGCAAGGTGCTAGTCAACAAAGTTTGAATACCGCATTTGGCATTACTCAAAGTCAACTTAATTTTAAGATTTCTCAAATTAAGACTCAATTAACTAATGCCCTTACAGGCATAGGCATAACGTTTCTCCCTACGATTTCAACACTTGCAAACGTAGTAACAACCGTAACTTCTTACTTCCAAAAGCATCCTATTGCTATGTCTATTTTTTCTGACACTTCAATTGCCATTGCTGCAGGAGCGCTTGCTACCAAAATTGCACCTGTTGGTTTGGCAATAGCACGAGTATTTGGTGTTGAAGCTGCAAGCGCAGAACTTGCAAACCCTATTGGTGTGGCAATTGGAGCCGCAATTCTTGGAGCAATGGTAATAAATAAAATACTTCCTGCTTCTGTAAAGAGTCAAGGACCACAAGCAAGAACTGAGTTTGATCAAAATAAAGCTAAGGGAGTTGCTGACATTGCTACATTATTTGGAAATGTTGTGTTGTCTACTTTTAATGCTGGTATTTCAAAACTTCCAGGACACCCTGGACTTCCTTTAATGAAACTTCCATTCACACCATCTACTAACACTGGTGTTTCTGGCGGTGTCGGAAGCAATTATGGTGTTGTTGCCCCTAAAGGAAAAGTAATTATTAACAACAAGCACGTTATTAAAGGTAAAAAATAGTGTCAATTTACGACGGTATAAATGACAACATTGAAATAAACAACGAAATAGAAATAGACGTTGATTCAGTAGGTGCGTCCCTTGCATCCGACCCAGCCTTCATTGCAGCAATCTCCAAGCAAGTTCGTGACCAGATGACCAAAGACGTGCGTTGGATGGGCAACCTATTCGCTAAGTGGGCACAGACTCAACCACCAGCCCCAACGACTAGGAAACGTGCGCAATGACACTTGCCTCACTACCTACGCTGTCGGTGCAAATTGCCTTTACCCCGACCAACATTCAAAGCCTCACCCAGACTTGGACTGACGTTACGCCCTACGTTCGTGACTTCACTACTCGCCTAGGTCGCCAGCACTTCCTTGACCGTGTAGAAGCTGGAACGCTAAACATGACCGTCAACGAGCGCACAGGGTTCTTCCTCAACGGATCAGTCAACGGTACTGGTTATGTGATTCAACCTCGCCTACCTATCAAGGTTACGGCAACGTGGAGTGGCACAACCTACCCAGTGTTCTACGGCCTCATTGACAGCATTGACGAAAAGATTACCGACCAGCTCAACGTAGACCTGACCATTAACGCTACCGACCTAGTTAAGTTCTTGTCACTTCGCTACATGGCTTCGACTAATTTCTGGTCACAATACGTTAACGGCACAAGTGCAACTGACTGGTATCGCTTCACAGCCCCAGCCCAAGTTGTTTGCACCAGCGCAGTAAACGCAAGCGGAACTGTCACCTATCAGGGCATTAACAACTTCTCTGCAGGGCAACAGGTATTCGTTACCGGCTTTAGTGGCACAGGAACTTGCAACACATCTACTGGCCCAGGCACTGTTGTCTCAGCCACTTCTTCTCAATTTGTTCTTAGCGGTATTGGTGGAACGTCTGGTGCTTCTGCTGGAACTGGCTCTGCTTACCTTGCAACTCTTTCTAACGGTGTTAACCCATCCAATACCGGATACGCCGGATACGGCACTATTTCTTTCCCACCTAATGGCGCAATGGTTTACAGCAACGATGGATGCCTTGACCTAGGAAACGGATCAGGCGCAGCTTCAGGCGTTGCCGTTTTACCTGGTTACGCATCAAATCAGGGTGGTATTGACTTCTGGGTTCTTGGACAGGGCATTGGTGGCACACTTCTGTTTAGTGTTCTTAACGCTGGTCAACTTGACGTTAAAGTTTCTGCTTCGGGCTACTTGCAAGTTCTTTCAGGTGCTTCGGTTCTAGCCACAATGTCGGCAGCACCGATTAACGATGGCTACTGGCATCACATTGGTCTTGTAAATAACTCATCAAACCAACTATGCCTTTACGCAGACGGCGCATACAGCAGTCCTATTAGCGGTGGCGCATACAACGGGTTTAACACCTATCTTGGTTCTATTGCTGAGCCTCTGGTCATTGGTGGTTCAAACGCATGGCTTAGCGGAAGCGCAGGAGCTACGCCAACCGCACCTTGCCTTATTGACGAACTGGTAGTCAGCAGTATTTCCTCAACGCTATTTAGCGAAGTTACAAACCGCTACGTTGCAGGGACTCTTCTTACTACAGGTTTTCCTATTAGTGCCAACGGCGTTTTATCAGGCGACAGGATTGCACAGATTCTCTGCATTGCAGGTTTCGGAACTGTCACCGGTGGTCAGGTAGTGCTTAACTCCAACACCTACTTCATCAACGACAGCGCAACTGCGTGGGTCAATGGTGCTTCGGGTAACGGCTTTATCGCCGTAGAGCCTTGGTACTGGGATTCACCAGTCACCGGATCAACAGCGCTCGACCTCATCTTGCAGATTTGCGACACCGACATTGGCTCGTTCTACCAAGAGCCAAACGGCACGTTCTCTTACTACAACCAGTTGTATTACGGAACTTGGTCATGGAACTCATCTACCTCAACCGGTACTTGGAGTCCTAACAGCTACACGCCAACTGGCGACCACGTATGGACTGACGACACATCCTCAACGTACCATTACTACGGGCCAAGCCTTCAGGTAGTTCGTGACGACGTTGACGTATGGACAACCGTTAAGGTATCGCCACAGTCCGGAACAGAACAGATTTACGAGAACACTGCCAACGAGTCACGTTGGGGATACTCAACGCTTACTAAGTCAAGCACGGTTCACACAACGCTCAACCTTGCGCTCTCTACGGCTAACTTCCTCGGCAACTTATTCAAGACACCACTACCTCGTGTCGGCAACGTTGAGCTGCGAAGCGAAACTAACAACGGTCAGAACATGACTGCCCTGCTCAACACAGAGTTTGGTGACGTAGTAACCTTCAAGCGCAACTCGCCTAACTCATCTGCAACAGGTAGTTACCCTGACCAACAGGGTTTAATTAGTACTAACATGGTTGTAGAATCTATTAGTTACGATTTTCAGGCTGACCCTGGTTACTTACACGCCTCGTTCATACTCGACCCTTATCCAATTAGGAGTTAGTCATGGGGAACATTCCTAACACCAATACGCCCAACTTGGTTCTGCAATCAGTTGGCAACGGATCAAACGACTCACGCTGGGGTACTTCTAGCGGTGGCTCTGGTATTACACAACTTACCGGCGACGTTACTGCTGGCCCTGGTTCGGGTAGTCAAGCTGCAACGGTAGCCAAGATTCAAGGCAAGACCGTAAGCACAACGGCTCCGACCAACGCACAGATTCTTATTTGGAATAACTCAACCTCACAATGGGTTCCTGAAACCGTTAACAATGACTTGTCAATTACAAACAGTGGCGTTGCGACACTTACTGGAATTAACGGCAAGGCAATACCTTCGTCTACCGCATCAG